GATGAAACCGCTTAAAGAAGACACCCAGATGACTGCACCCACAAAACTTCCACTACTGCTCAGGGAATTTACCACGTTTGACTATGAGAAGCCAGAAGAGGCTGACGCAGACAACTCTTCCAACAAACCGTTGATCTTAACCGGCATCCTTCAGCGTTGTAACACACTGAACCAAAACGGAAGGGTTTATCCAAGGGATGTACTTCTAAAAGAAGTGCAGAACTACATGAAGCTGGTTCGTGAGAAGAGAGCCTTTGGAGAGCTAGATCATGCTGATACACCCATCGTCAACATGAAGAACATCTCTCACATGATTACCGACATATGGGTTGACGGGGATGTGGTTAAGGGTAAGGTTCATGTCCTTGATACCCCAGGTGGAGAGATTGTCAAAGCAATCATCAAAGCTGGAGGCAAGCCAGGAATCTCCTCCAGAGCTTTAGGCTCTCTCATGCGAGAGGGTGAAGCCAACGTGGTACAAGATGATTTGCAGATCATTTGCTGGGATTTCGTGAGCGAACCATCCACACCCGGCGCTTTTATGATGATGAGCGAAGCGAGACAGGTTGACCCCAAGATGCTAAACAAAGTGTTTAACAAGTCGGACAGGGTAGACCGTGCCGTTAATGATCTCTTGGCTATCAAGTCGAAAACTACCAGCAAGTAAAGGTAACAGAAGTTTATGAAAATCAGAAGAGAAGATTTCAAAGCGTTGCTCAAAGAGTGTCTTGAAGAGTTGATCTCGGAAGGTGCTCTCAACCACCTGTTGCCTCAACAGATGGCGTCACCACAGTACCAACAGTATCAACAACCTATGTCTGCGCCTGTCGATCCAAGGATTCGTGCTTTGGCTCAACAGACAGCTAAGAATCCAAAAGAAGCTGTGATGCTAGAGGCGTTGCTTTCAGATACCGCCATGAACACCATGCCTGCTGCGATGGCATCTGATCCAATGAACATGATGAACGGGGACTACAACTCCCAGATGATGATGGGACAGCAGCCACAGTACGGTCAACAGCAACCACAGTATGTTAACGTCCCTCAAGCTCAACCACTTCTGATGCAACAAGGCCAAGGTGGTCAACAGTACGGCCAACAACAGCCAAACAACAACGGTGGATATGCTAGCAACTGGGCACGCCTAGCTTTTAACTCTCCAATCCGCAACAGACCATCGCAGGATGGCGGCAGCATGTTTGGGGGAGGCTCCTCTGGGTTTCTACCCGGTATGGGGATGAGTCGATTTGGTTAATCGCTGCTAGTTAGTTGATGGAAACATAGCCAAAGGGATAAAAAGCCATGAGTACGATCAAATACTTTGTTACGGAAGAACCAGCGGGCGCAACTTTCGCTCTAGGGCGATCTGATATTGCGTCGAGGCAGAAAGCGTTTTCTACCTCTCCATTTCTAAATGGATACAACGACGTTGCTGCCCGTACTGCGTTGTTTAAAAACGTTGCTGAAGGTATCGTCGCTGACGGTCCAAATGGTTATTTCGCTGGGAACGCAAGCCTAACCTTTAGGGATGCACCAGACCTTTCTACAGTAGCCGTTGGTGGTGCAGGACTTCCTGGCTCTGCTTTCGGACCAAACATCGCTTCCCCAGGTGAAGGAAATGGTTTGAACCACGCTTCCATTCCTGACCTCGCTGGTGTTGAAGCAACAACCATTGCTGCTGGTCTAAACTCCCCAACAAGCGAACTCAAGAGATCCGGTGGTGGGTTTGGTATTGGAAACGGTCTAACCTCTCCATCCAGAACTACGGCAGCAATCGTTGAGGAACTCAGCCCAGACAAGATTGTTACTTCTAGCGGAGTCAGAACTTTAACGCTTGGTATGGGTTCTAGAGATTCCTTTAAAAAGCGTGTCTAGGCTTATTCTGCATACTTAGCTCTGAGGTAACGTTCACACCAATGACAACACCACTATTCAAAGAGGCTCTGATCGAGAGCAAGAAGCTCAGGGAAGCTGCCTTGGAAGAGGCAAAACAGGCTGTTCTTGAGAGTATCTCTCCTATGATCAAGTCTATTCTTGACAGAGAGATTGCTGGGGGAGGTTCTGTGTTGCTTGTTGAACAAGACGAAACACTTCCGACCGCTGTTGATGCCACTCCTCCTCCAGTAGCTACTGCCCCAGTAGCTCCATCGGCTAGTGGGACTGTGATTCCTCCAGAGGTTCCTTCTGTTGAGCCTGCTCCGATTGCATCCGTCGGTATGAACGTACCTATGCCAGATGCATCTGGGCAGATCACAGTAAACTTGGCAGACCTGTTTAACAACCTCCCGACCGATGGTGATGTTTCACTAAGCACAGCGGCGGCACCCATCGCAGAGCCAACACCTCCTGTCGAAGCTTCCCCAGTTGAGGAACCACTTACCCCACCAGGGGAAGAAGGTGCTCTTCCAGTTGAGCCGACAGGATCTCCAGAAGAAGTGCTCAAGGAGTCTATCCTCTCTATTGAGAAAAAGTTACTTGAGTCAATCAAGTCTGGATCTGTAAAAAAGATCATGGTTCGTGAGAGCGTCCAGAGCAGCTTGTTTAAAGCTTTTGAGGCTCTTGAAGCAGTTAGATCGCAACTTAAGGTTACTGACGCAACACTGTTTGAGTCTTATCTTAACAGTCTGTATGGGCGTCTTTTGGATTCTGGGAAAAACAGTAATAGTTATACCGAAAGAAGGAACAAGGATATGGCAACAAAGAGTTTAAGAGAGTTCGCAGCAGCACTCTTTGAGGAAGTTACAGCACAGGGTGCAGATGCTCACGGCTCTGACGAGGGTGGCGAGCAGGCTAGGGAAGAAGTCATTAACAGTAATGAGTCTGACAAGCCAAGCAACCACGCCATGAAGGCGTCTAAGTCTACTCCTGTTGCTGACCCAGGTAGATCACAACTTCCAAAGAGCAAGGCCGAGAACAAGTGGCCGCTTGAGGAGTCAATGGATGAGGAAGCAATGCTTGAGCAAGAGCTTAAGGAAATGCTAGACCTTGCCGAAGGTGACGAGGACATGGATGAAGCTATGGCTGTACCACGTCCAGGCCAAAAGCGTACTCCAGAACAGGAGAAGGAGATTGACAGAAATCTAGCTCCTAAGCTTCGTGTACCACGTCCAGGCGACAAGACCAACCGAAGCCAGCAACTTGCTATCGACGCCAATCTCGCAAAGAAGGTTCAAACAGAAGAACTTGACGAGTGCGGGATGGAAGAAGATGGAATGTCTGATGGTGAGGAAGTTGAGATTACAATAAATGTCAACACCCCAGCAGGTACCGACGTTGACGTTGATGGCCTAGAAGGATCTGACTCGGACGACATGGACATGATGGACGACATGGACAGCGATGACGACGATCAAGTCCTCGACGTTGATCTAGAGGGTGACGATGAAGATGAAGACGAGACAACCAAGCCATCCCCAGTGATGGAAGCTGTTCGTCGTGAGAACATTGGGCTGAAGAGACAACTACAGGAAACTCAGTTGCTCACTGCACGCTCTTTGTATGTTAACAAGTTGTTTGCGAGGGAGAATCTGTCCAGCGGGCAAAAACGTAAAATCGTTGAGTATCTGGATGGCGCTCGTACAATTCAAGAGGCAAAGGAAACCTACGGTCGCATCAAGAAGGTTCTAGACGAGGCAGCTTCAAGGCTTAACGAGGGGAAGACTCTTCCATCTCGCAAGAGCGGAACAAGCTCGGGCGTTACCACCAGTGGTGGCGCACAATCTCTCAACGAATCGTCTAACGGTTCACAGGGTTGGTGGTACAGCACCCCCGCTCAGTGGCAGTTTGATGCTGACAGGTGGAAGACACTTGCCGGAATTACGAAAAAGCGCACATAGTTATTGCCAACGATAGAAACGTAAGGATAAGGAAAAAAAAATGTCCCAAAGACCATTTACGCTAGCAAACCTTGCAGAAGGTATCAACCGTACCGCTGTAACCGCTGGCAACCCAAAGCTAGTACAGAAGTGGAGTGCGTTCGGCCTTCTTGAAGGACTGAACGGAGTGAACCGTGAGAGAATGGCTCGAATGCTTGAGAACCAGGCAATCGAAGTTCTCAAGGGAACAAGCTCGTTCCTAAACGAAGCAAACTCCCTCGGATTTGGTGGAGCGGGTCTAGCCCCGTCTGGTCAGGTAGCAGGATTCACCAACGTGGCGTTCCCAATCGTCCGTCGTGTGTTTGCTGGCTTGATTGCGAACGAGATTGTCAGCGTTCAGCCAATGAGCTTGCCATCCGGCCTGTTGTTCTACTTAGATTACACCTACGGTTCAAACGTTGGTGGTGATGCAGGTACAACAGCCAACCAGTTCTCGACAACGGCAACAACGGCTAACGAAACCTATACCCGTACACAGTCGGTGTACACCAACCCAGCGGGTGCAGGCATCCGTTCTGGTTCGTTGGCAACTGGTGGTCAGTACGGTCTAGTTGGATCGGGCTACTCAAGGGTTCACAAGCAGGTTCTCAACCTCATTGCGGATAACGCATCGGTTGGAGCGTGGCTTTCGGGATCGACTTGGACTGCTACACAGACTGTCAAGAACAGCGCAGAGTTCGTTGGATTCAACGCTCGCTTTGTAGGGTTCGACCCACAGGTTGAGATTGACGTAACGAACAACGTCCTTGACTACTGCTTTGTGTTTATGTCGGCTTCTGAGGTAACCAGCAAGGTTAACGGTGCTGACCTCACCAGCGTTGAGCAGATCGCAATTACCGGCCTTGGTGGAACTCCAGGCAGTGCAACATCTTGGGGCGAGAAGTACCAGGGTGGACAGGGAGTGATGAACCTCCGTGGCGCAACCAAGCGTGGTAACTGGAACTATTTGACAGGCATCTTCGAGCCAAGTGCTCTTGGTGGTTCTCACTTGATGTTCGTGGTTGCCCTTGCTAACGCAGGTACCGCACCAACCCTTGGCAACGCCACCACACTAGCTGTGACGGCTTCTGCTGTTATCTCGGATGCCCTTAGCGTGAACGCTGACGGTTCTGCTCTAACGATCCCATCGTTTGAGTCGGACTTCTCGGTTGACGCTTCACCACGTATCCCAGAGGTAGAGATCAAGATTGAGTCGGTTGCTGTAACGGCAACAACCCGCAAGCTACGTGCTCGTTGGTCGCCAGAGATGGCCCAGGACTTGACTGCTTTCTATAGCATCGACGTAGAGACTGAACTAACGAACATTCTCTCAGAGATGATCACGCTCGATATCGACCGTGAGATCCTCAACGACCTGCTATCGCAGGCAGCGGCAGCGAACTACTTCTGGAGCCGTGCCCCAGGTAGGTTTGTCAACAAGTACACAGGTCAAGAAGGACTTCGTTCTTCTACCGTAGCCCCAGGCCCAGCCTTCACGGGAACGGTAAGGGAGTGGTACGAAACCTTGATCGAGACGATCACCGACGTGGCGAACGTCATCCACAAGAAGACCCTCCGTGGGTCTGGTAACTTCATCGTCTGCGGACCTGAGGTTGCTACAGTTCTTGAGGCGACAAACGCTTACAAGGCATCGTACAAGATTGACTCTGATGGTCAGGTCAAGGACTCCATGACAATCGGCGCTGAGTCGGTGGGTACGATCAACGGTCGTTACTCGGTTATGAAAGATCCTTACTTCCCAGTGAACAAGGTTCTTGTAGGTCTAAAGGGATCAACGTTCTTGGAGAGCGGATATATCTACGCTCCATACGTGCCTCTCATCTTGACCCCAGTGATCTACGCACAGGAAGACTTCACCCCACGCAAGGGCATTATGACACGCTACGGGAAGAAGATGGTGAGAGCCGACTTCTACGGTACCGTCACAATCCTAGACATGGGACTGATCTAATTCAGGTTTTAGTTAGAGATAACTAAAAGAAACGGGCAGGCACCTTCGGGTTCCTGCCTTTTTCATTTATACCTGTCTGTTGAGTTTCGACACGATATTTAGCTGGAGTAGGAAGGTACCGTAGCATAATGAAAATCACTGTAAGACAGTTCCGTAAGTTGATCGCAGAAGCCGTACAAGAAGCAATGGGAGAACTTGATAGCCTTGAGAAGCATGGCCCACCACCCGTACCCAGTGCTGCTTACGACCGGCTACCCCTAGTGAAATCCCCAGGTAGCGGAGCTTACAAAGCCGCAATAGCGAAGATGGTTGCTAAAGGTATGTCAGAGAAGGATGCGCTAGACACCCTCATAAACCTAGAGGAGGGAGGAGAGATCGAGCAGTCTCCTTCCGGTAAGATCAACGCAGATATCAGAGAGCTACTCGCTGCCCACCTGGGAATCAGTATCGCTGACCTAGCAAACCCAGAAGTTGCCAAGGCTACAAAAGCCCTTGCCGACGCTATTGAAGTCAGTGCAGGAACACTCGTCGGTCAAGAGAAGGAACCTCTATCCCGTACCGTCAAAGCTCCCTTTGAAGAGTCTCGCAACCGCCGCAGCAGAAGGTAGTTCTTCCTACCCCTCCAGTCTTCCATACTTGCCCCACAACACCCCCCCACAGCTTAACTCATCCGGTTGTACAACTTTGCTTGTTAAGCCTCTCCTTGGGCTTTTAACAAATTCCTAGATGCATCCTCTTGTGTGTTAGTCAAGATACTTAACGGGTATGGCAACAACAGTAACAACATGGCTAACAAGGTTCTTGTTTGAAGAAGAGGGTGAGGGGGGTGGTGGTGTCAAGGAGTTTGGCAAGCACATCATCCATATCGAGGACTTAAAACCAGAGCAACTTTTGAAACTGTTGACAACGTGGGGAGTCAACCCTCACGCCATGAAGGTTACAGAGAAGATGGATGGGTTCTTCCTTGCGTTTGGTGAGGATGAGTCGGGGTTCTATCTCCAGACAAAGAATGCTCTGTGGAGGTCCGAGGATGATATCAACAAGGTTTTCTTCCTAGCGGACATGCGGCGTTTCTTTTCGTTGCTGAAGGGCATTCCACTAAGGGAGATAGCTCAACGCCAGTTCAACCTTACAACGCTTCCATCTAACGTTAGAGTTTCTGGTGAGTGTATTCC